AGACGTGTGCTCTTCCGATCTATATTATCGAAACCTGGAAAAGCATTCGTTTTCATCTTATTCCGCTCCTTTCGTAAGTTCAGCGACTTGTTTCATCAATTCGCCAGTCATTCTTTGTGTTTGTTGAATAACTTGATTCTGCTGAGAAACTTGCTTCATTAATTCCGCATTTTGCTTTTGTAAAAGTTCCAATTCCGTAGGTGTCGTTGGCTCTGGTTCTGGCACATTATCAGGATCGTATATTAAGCTTGTTCCGTCCCAGCGATAATTAAAAAAATCTGTTGGCTCTTTTTCTACTTCAAGTTCAATTTTATTCGGTTGTTCCATTGTGGAATATCCGTCTAAATAACCTTGAATATCATCAATCCAAATTTTCATGTTCTCTTTCCTCCTAGTATTCATAAATCGCACTTAACGCAAACATTTTACTGCCTGAACCAGCCGTATCACTAGAAGAGGCATTTAAGTCGTTTCCAGTAATTTTAGTATCCTTAATATATAAATATTTCCGTACTAAATTAGTATAGTATCCATGTAAAAGGAAAATAACTCCCCCAGAACCTGGATTCTGCGCATGCTGTTTAGGCACTAAGAAAAAGTGATAACACGCACCGTTCAAAGCTCCTTCTTTGGTATATTCTTGCCATTGTAAAATCCAACCATTCTCACACTGTGAAAGAGACTTAGAAGGTACTTGCCCATTTCCTGCAGCTCCGCCATACCATGCACCTGTCCACAACGGTTCTTTTTTGGTAATTTTTTGATATGCTTTGTCCGCATCTATTTTTTTATATAAGATTCAAGCCCATCAATTGCGGCAGTATGTGTTTTAAGATAGACTGGTTTTCCTTTTTCTTTTAATTGAACAATATCTGTTGTCATTACACTTCCCCTACCTTTTCAAACGTAATTGCTGGCAATCCATCTAGCTTTGTTTTATCTTCTTTAGACATCAAGCCATTTTTTATTGAGGTTGCAACGTCTGTCGTTGTTGCATTTTGCCCTGCTGGACCTTGCGGACCAACGTCTCCTTTATCTCCTTTTGGACCTTGTGGACCTGGGTCTCCCTTTTCACCTTTCAATACTTCTGGTTTCCCTTCCACAGCATTCCAATGTGTTTGAGGAAATACCTGTGTTCCTCCTTGTTTTACTTTAACAATATCTGTCATTCAACTTCCCCTACTCTCTCAAACGTAATATCAGGTATTCTGTCAATGGCTTCTTGAACTTTTTGGTCAACATATTGTTGATTCACTCCGCCGCCATCGCCACCACCAGTTGCTGAAATAACACCATCTTCTGAAATAGAAATATTCGCTCCAGCAGTATAACCTTTCAACTCTTCCAGTTTCGATTTTAGTTCAGTGGTGAAATTTTGATCTGTTTGCTTTACCGCAGACAACGTTCCGTCTTCTGTAATTTCTAACAGTTGGCCAACCTTTATTCCGCCCAGTTCATCTGCGGTAGCGATTGGAAGAATGTACACGCCTCCCTCGCCATTTGACAACCGTTGAAACATTTCAGCAGTGATAATACCGTCTGTTTCTTCTGTCGCATAAGGAAGTTCTGTCAGTGCATTTTCTAAGCCTAGATCTGCTTTAGTGATAATTACTGCCCCAGTATATCCATTAACAGATAATACTTTTGATTGACCCGCAATAATTTTTTCTAATCCTCGAACAGCGGATGCATGTGTAATAGGATAAAACTGACGTTCCACGCCATTTTCATCGGTTTCCATCATTCGTTTTGCTTTAACCACTTATTTCACCCACTTTTTCAAACACATAAGCGTTCTGTTTTGTATCATCAACTGTTGCGATAACCAATGCCCCATCGATCGCAGGATAATCAACTGTTCCAACAATTTCTGTTTCATGATTCAGTGAAAAAGCATCATCTTGTAAAATAATCAAGTCACTTATTTCGCCATATTCTAACGTATATAAGCGTTTCTCTAATTTCTGATACAAATATTCCATATCTGCCAATAAACGTTCAGAAATTGAATTATGGCGCACTCCTTGAATGTCTACACGTGCATCCATTAGCTCGGCTAACATCGTACCGCCAGGATCAATCGTTTTTAAAATATCTTTGATTGATTCGAACCATGAAGTGAAATCTGTTTTTTGCGCATCTCGCCACGCTTCGAACTCTTCTTTTCTAGCATTCATCCAATCAGTAAAATCACCCTTATTTTCGTTGATAAAAGCGTTCATGTCCGCGATTAAATCTTCAATGGACTGCCAATAAGAACCCATTTCACCTTCTGTTTTCGAAGCAGCATTCACTACAAAGTAAGAAAAGTTTTGCGTTGCACCAATCAGGTTATCACCTTTATGAATACTGAAATATGCTTCTTGTCTGTGTAACGACTGCATAGAATATTCATCAAAGGTATACTGAATAATCCCTTTTTTGGCATTCACAATTTTTGCTGAACGTTGAATCGGATATTTATTATCAATAACCGATTCAAAAAAAACTTCGCAACCTGTTAAATCAAGTGGCCAAGCATTTTCAACTAGTATGGCTTCTAAGACTTCTGTGTTTCGATTTCCTTGTCGTACATTCTGAATCCCAATGTAATTGTAAGGTTCAGTTGTACTTAGCGTTGCTTGCCATTTAACCATTGAAAAATCCTCCTTTCGTTATTTTGGTGGAATAACAATCGATTGAATAGAATTAGCAAAATATAATCGGTCATATTTTGCGACAATTTGCCCTTGCTCGGCGTTCTGTTCTATGGTTTGGATACGTCCGTTATTTAAGCCGTAAATCACGCCCGTGTGACCATATGTTGGGTCTACTGTCCAACCTGTTCCCCATTGGCCACCTCGTCTAATATTGACGATTGCTCCTACCACTAAATCTTGATACGTTGGATTTTGGATTACTCGCCAACCTACCGCATTCCAATCATATGCTTCACCAATATCTGCAGCAGATGATGTATCACCAATTACATGTGAAAAGCCATAAATTGTTCCTGCACCTAAACCACAGCCGCCCATAAAACCAGAATATTCGGCTGGAACGGCATAACATTGCCCATTACCAAGCCATTTGCCCATTAAGGTCTCCAAATGTTCTATGCCAGCTTTTCCTGTTGCAGTAGAAGCTTTCAAATCTTTGAATTTGTCATACCATACTTGTGCATAGGTTTGTCTTTCTGGATGTGCTGCAGCTGGACGTTCAAAGTTTAATTCAAACGCATAAGCAGCTGTTTTAGGCGAGCTGACAACTTTAAATTCATCAACTGTTAATGGACTTACTTGTCCTAACCATTGCCCATTGAACATACACCAATTAATTAATTGAGCTTGAGCTAATGACGTCCTATAGTCTTGTTTGATACCTGCAGCTGCGATTAAGCGTTGTACATATTCTCGACCATTCCAAGTTGGGGCGCCTACCAATGGATACGCTGAACCATCCCATTGAACCCATCCGTAAGCTGGACCGCCTATTTGCTCGGTATCTGGGTTCATACTTGAGCCAACTTCACCTTGAACATTTCCGAGAATACCTGCAGCAGCTGCTTTGCTGTATCCGTTAGCTAAAAGGTAACTCCATAAGTCCCAAGCAAATTTATCTGCATCACTTGTAACTTCGGATGGATAACCGCCTGTACCAGCTCCAGAACCGCCACCGCCATTTTGGCCAGGGATGACTTCCTTACCGCCGATGTAGACCTTATCAAATTTAGCGATAGTTCCTGTTAAAATACCGCTAATATCCATTTCACTTTTGAGTGTAGTTTTTCCAGAAACACTGAACTTACCATCATGCGTCCAGGATGCGTAACTGTTTACTTTCCTATTATCTGGATGAGCATCTGCCGGTATTTGAATAATTGGAACTGATTGTACATCATTATTTTTGCTAATCGTATTGATTGAAAAAATGTAACCAGGTTTTTGTCTAACAGCGAATCCATTTGCATTTTTTCCGCTTCCATCATAAGTGGCCTTAATGTCACCAAACAATTCGCCATGAACATCATTTAGTCCAGTACTTACTCTCTTTCTCTCGAAAGAAACCTTGCCACCTTCCATAACAACTTGGAAATCTTTATCATCTAATGTTTTTAAAGCCACACCCTGCACTAAAATCCCTGTTAGAATACCTGCAGTAATAAAATTCGCAACAATTGAGCCATCTTGAGTAATAGCTGTTTCAAACGGGCCATTTACTCCATTGTTCGAATAGCCGAGACCTCCTAGATTCCAACGCCATACTTTTTTTGCATCATTTGCATTTGGTCTATCCATAATTAAAATTTCTTCTGGAGCATCTTTAGGGCGAAAACGAACATAGCCACCTTTTGTTCCTGTTATCCATTGGGTAGCATTCACTATTGCATTTTGCAAATCTTCGCTTTTAACTTCCAGTTTTTTAGTTATTTGATTAACTGCGGTATTTACTGAATCTGTGTAAGATTTTATTTCGTTTCCTAACACGATATTTTTATACTTACCTAAAGTAGGAAGCCACGTACATTCTGTTACTCGTTCTTTAACCCCAGTTATACCGTTATATTCAATATCACAATAAACAGTATCTCCGAAATTCAACTTCATCATCTTGCCGTAAAGTTTTTGGTACTCAATCGTATTTTCCAAAGTAACCATATTAATTTCATGAGTGACTTTTGGTTCATGTATTCGCTCTTTATCAAAGAGTGATTGACCCCACTTCTTCAATTCCTCTATAGTTTTACATTCACTATTTGTTCTACTGGTAATACGTCTATTTTCATCGTTTACTCCCTTTGTTTCCAAAAAGGCAAATGTTACTGGCTCTTGATCTTCGTTATAGTTAACATCATCAGGTGTCCCGCCAATTAAATAGAGACTGTTGAAAACATTTAAGTCATCAACAGTCTCTTTTATTGATTCTAAATTAACACCTAAGTCTATCCTAAAACCGTTATCCTCACCAATTCTATCTTTTAACATTAGTCTGTAATTATCCATATCTAACTCGCCAGAAGTAACTCCTGTTAGATTCTCATTGCCGTTATTTTGCCCAATAATTGCAGATATTGGATTTACTTCTTTTGCAGTAAACTGATGCCGCGTATTGATATTACTTTCATAGATAAATGGTTGTTTAAACGCTAAATTGGATTTTAGATTTTCCATAATCTGCTTACCAGTGCCGTTTGCCGTATATGCCATTTGGATAAAATTTCGGTTGGCTTCATAACCAATGTGTAGAGCCTTAATAGAAATAGAATGTAGATTCTTATCAACTGATTTGATTCTAAAATATTGCCATGATCCGTCCGATACCATCGCTTTCAAATAATATCCTTTTTTTATTTGGTTATTATTTTTCCCTACTAACGAATAATTTCCGTAAAACGAATATTCGCTATTTAATGAACGAGTAATTTCTGGAGCATCTGCCCAATCTAAAAGAGAAACCCCATTTTCGGATAAGTCAATTGGCACTTTTTCATAAATATAAATTGGATTGATCAAAAAAATACACTCCTTATCTTCATTCTTATACTAGCGATATTTCCTGTTACCATTATTTTATTTTTACCTGGTAGCATTTTTATCCAACTGCCTTTCGTTCGCTGAATACGTCCATCTTGCGTACAAACAGCCATTTCGTTGTCTAATGACAGCAAACCAGCATTTGTATCTAATATGGTTAACGTGTTCTTACCACAATTAATTTCAATATCGCCACCATTGGAATGGATTTCAATTAACGGTTGAGAAACCTCATCGCCATGGTTTATTACAGTATTTTCACCCTTATTTAGATTTATGAAAGGTTCGTTTACTTTTCTTTTTAGAGGTTCGCAACGAAAAGTTATTTCAAATGAATAAAAAGTTCCCCATTCGTTGACATATTCAACTTCATTGTTAATATTACATACTGCATTAACATACACATTCACATTGTTATGAGTGATTAATTCAGATTGTCCACTAAGCCATCGTTTCACTTCTGGCAAACGTTCATAACTAACGCTGACATCTTTAATTTTTAAATCAAATGGTTCATAATCACCAAACCATTCGTTCAGCACTCTGTTACTGCCAATAACAGTGATTTCGTTATATCTTGGTTTAGCGACAATTTCAGGTAATTCAGACTCAATAGTTAAGCCGTAATCTAAAAGAGCATTTGCTCCTTTCCATACAAAATTAGGCGTATATCTATCCATTTTTACACATCTCCTGTCGCTAAATTATTCCAGACATTCGCTTGAAACATTTTTCTGTTCAAACGGTTGATTTCGCTCGGATTATTTGCATCTACTTGACCGATTGTCACATAGTTATTAACAGTAGAATTGCCTTTTAACGCACCACCAATTCCACGCGCTTTTTCGTCTTGTGAAAGTGGTGTGACTGTAGTCTTGCCATTTTTGGCGGTTAATAATTCAGGACCAGCTTCACCAACGATTGCTTGTCCATTGATCATATGACCGCCTTCAGCAAGATATGGAATTTTCGCAATGCTAAATCCTTTGCCACCAACGCCAGGTACCCATTTTGGTATTTTGATATTGTTTAAACCACCTAAAAAACCATTAATTAGAGTAATCATAGCGTTAATTGGTGCTTTGGCTACTGCAGTAATTCCTTCAAAAATACCGCCGAAAATATCAACAATACCTTGCCACGCTCTTGACCAATCACCTGTAAACACTCCTGTAACGAAATCTATGATGCCGCCAAAAATTCTTGTAATCGCGTTGACGTAATCACTAATGATTTTTACAGCACCATCCATAGCGCCGCCAATAAAGCCTGTGATGAAATCAAAAGTAGATTTTGTCGTATCTGCTAAAACTTTGAATACACCAACCACTATATCTTTGATCACATTAAAGGATGTATTGATAAAATCTCTAAACCAGCCTACTTTGTTGTAAGCAATCACAATTCCAGCAACAAAAGCTGCTAGTGCAGCAATTACAATTCCAATAGGTGAAGCAATAAAGGCAATTACTGGAATCAGACTACTAATGGAACTAGCAAGTGTTCCTAAAACCACCAAGACTGGTCCAATAGCCGCGACTACACCTGCAATGGTAATGATTGTTTGCTTTTGATTGTCGGTCAGTCCGTTAAACCATTCAGAAACTTTCTTAATGGCATTCGTTGCCGCTTCAAAAGCAGGAAGAAGTGCAATTTGTACTTGTTCTCCGAGTTCTCCCATTGCAACCTTAAATTGATTTTGTGCAATTTTCGCTTGGTTTATTGGGTCTTGTATAGTATTGAATGTCTCATCTACTGCTCCTTTAGCATTTTTAGCTGAATCGGCAAAACCGTCCATTGACAACGCACCACTGTCAATAGCTTCAACCATTTTAGGCGCGGCTTTAGTACCAAAAACTTCGCTAGCAATGTTTATTTTTTCTTGTTCCGTTGTGGCACTTTGAATGGCTGCTATTGTTCCGCTCAAGCCATCTTGCATAGTTTTATTGTCTTTTGCATAAGCTACACTAGCTTTCCCTAGATAGCTAAGTGTGCTTGCTGAATCTATACCAGATTTTTCCATTTGGCCAATTAATGTCGTTGCTTCCGAGAACTCAAAGCCCATCGCTTTTAGTTGGGGCGCTCCTCTATTTACTGCATCAAATAATTGATCAACGCCAACCCCAGTATCTTGACTAGTTTTTGTAATGCTATCAAGAACCATAGGTATATCCTCTGCAGATAATCTAAACAAGTCTATTGACTTTTTGGCATTTATTGTTGATTGAGATACATCTGCACCATTAATTTCAGCAAATTTAAGCATTCGTTCAGTAGTATCTTCTAATTGCTTATCCATAAATCCAAATTGAGTGTTTACCTCTCCAATACCTGTTGATATGTCTTGCATATCTGCTGGTATCTGACCAGTAACTGTTTTAAAACTACCTTGCAATGATTCCAATTGATCACCAGTTGCTCCTGTTGCTGTAGCAATACTGTCTAAATTTTCATCTAATTCTTTAAACGCAGCAATAGAAGCGGCGCCAATTCCCATGATCGGTGCTGTTAAACCAACAGTCATCTTCTTACCGACAGATTTCATTTTGTCCCCAGCTTTTTCAATTTTAGCTAACTTCTCGGCAGTCTTAACAGACAAGTCACCTTGTTCTTTCAAGGCTTCGTTGGTACTTTCTAATGCAGATCGTAATTTATTTTCACCTGTTTCTGATTCCAACAAGCGTTTGTAAAGCTTTTGTGATTGCTCTGAATACTCCCCAGTTTCTTTAACTGATTTTTCGTATTCCTCACGTAATAATTTGGTTCTTTGTTCAGCTAAAGATAATTGCTTTTCAAGCTTTTTCTTAGTTGCCGTTAATTTTTCTGTTTGTGTTGCATCTTTATCCATAGCGGATACCTGGTTTTTGTACTCGGTAGCCGCTAAGTTCATTTCTTTGTTGATATCTTTGATTGTTCGAGAATAATTGACTTCTCCGTTTGTCTTAAAATTTAAGACAACATCAGATTCTTTCTTTGACACGTTAGCGCTCCTTTCCTACCACCAAGGACTTTTATCCATAGTCACACTTGCAGGTGGTTCAAACTCCGTATTACTCGTTAACCACTGTATGTATGACTTAAGCCACAAGTTCGGTGTTGATTTCAAAAAGAAACCCTCACTCCATCCTAAAAGAGTAAGGGCTACATACAGATAAAACGCCCATGGCGTTCCTACTTCCGTTTGTGTTTTTTCTTTTTGTTTTTCTTTTGTTGCGGAGTTTGATAATCTTGTGGCTTCTTGGATTTTTTTACATCAACATCTTGAAAATTCTGTGCTGCGAATACCTCCATGCAGGCCCCATAAACTTCAACAACCGTAGAATTCATTCCTAAGAATTTAAAAATTGTTTCTGGTGTTTCGTCTAATCCGCCAGTTTTTAACATGCCATAAATTAAAGCACGCATGATCTTTAAATCCGAAGCAGATAATTCTTTTGAAGAGATACGTCCACCACTCTTATTTAGCATTGCGTTCATATCTTCTTCAAATTTTGAATAGTCGTCATCATAAATATCCGCAATATGCTCCATGGTTTCCATGGTTAACAAGATTGGGAACTGATGACCTTTAATTGTGACAGTTGGTGTATCTGAAACGACAATCCCATAATCAGCTAACTTTGCCATTATTCACCTCCACCCCCAGGTGTTGATGGAGTTACTAATTTTTTCCATTGTTCTTCATCGTAAATAGGTTGTGCAATGAATTTTTCAAAGTCCCCTGATTTTGCACTTGATCGGTTAGAATCAAAGCTTGAATACATAACATTGTTATGCTTCAAACCGACTGAAACAAAATTAGCAGTTACATCATCAATTTTTGTTTCGTCTTCTGCAGTAGTATATTCTTCATCAATGACATTTGATAATTGTGTTTTAGGGTACCAAACTACTTTCTTCCCCCCATCTTCAATGTTTCCAATAAATCCAAAGGCGAAATAAGGAAATTCACGCGCCGTATTTTTTCCAAAAGTAACACCAGCCTGGGCAATTAAGCCTTTTAGCTCATCCATCACTTCGATAGGAATTCCCACGTGATCCAATCCAATTTCATGTTTTGTTTCACGGCTCACACGACGAAACATTTTACTTGAAGCCCATTTTTCTAAAGCTGTTCCATTTCCCTTAATACCTAACTTTGTAGCGATTGGTAATCTAATTACTTCACTATAAGTTGGTGCCACCCCAACTTCATCAGGCGTTGCCATCATGGCAATTAAGATGTCATCTAATCCTTCAAAATAATACACATCTTGTTTTCCCAAATTACTCATCCTTCCCATAAATCTAATATTTGTTGTGTCATGATTTTTTCAATCTGATCTTTATTTTGTTCAAACGTACCACTAGCAAAATGCTGGGCTTTTTGATTCTTTGTTCCATTTTCAGCAAATCGCCAGTAAAAGGCAGTTCCTTCAAACGCAACTTGTACTTGGTCATCTTCAATAATGACTTTTACCTGATCAGCCATATGTTTTTTCTTTAATAGTGATTTAGGTATTTTGGGCAGCAACTGCTCTCTATAAAAATTGGCAGCACTCGTTAATGATTCCAACGACAATTTTGTTGGGTCTACTTGTGCAAGAGTACCCAAATAGTCTCCCATATCCGCAAATCCATTATTATTGGCCATTTTCTATACACCTCACATACGTATAAAAATTTGTCACTGTATCATCGTTTTCATCACCCTGAATACCTACAAAATCAGCATAAGAAATACCAGCGTTTTCCAACGCATTTTCTAAATCAGTCAAATCTTTTTCTGTACCTGTTGTAAAGAAAGAAATTTGATAATATGGCAATCGCCTATGAACTTTAGAGGAAGCCATCTTTTTACCTTTGCTAACATTGGAATACACGATATATGGATAGTCCGTTCCTTTTTCCGCTTTGTCACGTGTCACAGGTACACCTACTGTTTTTAGCGTTGCCCTTAATTTCTCAAAACTAATCGACATAAGCCAAACTCAACTCCATTTCTCGTTTATCCATATCTGTATAAATACGAGTGATTTTATAGGTCACAGAATCGATTCTAAGCGTGTTTTTTGTTTCTGTGATAGATTTATCGAAACGAACTCTGATTCTTCTCACAACATCAATTTTGGCTTGTTTTGATAAATATTTTTCTTGTGAGGTAATACCTAACTCAACATAAAAAATATCTCGAATTTTCTCATGTATAATCGCTGGTCTGTCATTGTCATCTAAACCAGGAACTTGTTTACAAAGTTCAGCTTTCCATTTCATTCTGTTTAGCGTTACTTTTGGCATCATCTACCACCAGCCCTTCACTTAAAATCAATGGCGTTAAAGCATTAAAGGCATTCTCCATTTCAGCTTCTGGCACTTTATACAGCCAAAAAATGGATGCAATATAATAGGCAACTGACGAATTTTCATCATCAGTTGCCCTTTTTGCATATTTCTTACCCATATCCAAATAAAATTCAAGCATGGCATCATCCATGCCTTCCTCAAATTGTAAATGAGATTTAAAATCTTCTAGATTAATTTCCATAATTATTCACCTGGATTAGGTGCTGGGGTTGTACTTAAGTCTAAGCTATAAACAGGTGTTTCAAACGGCCCATAAATTAATTGACCATCGTTTAAATGATAAATTTTAAACCCGACTTTATTTTCACGCGCAAATAGTTCAGTTAATTTTTCAATTTCCAATGAGCCAATAACATCTTGAATGTGGAAATAAGAGAAATTACCGAAATAGATCACTGGTACTGTTGGATCGAATTTCTTCGTAGTTTCATTGTATTTATCTGCGTAGTCTGTAACTTCTACTGGATAAGTAAATAACTTGTAATCAAAATCATCATTCCCAGCATCTTTAAGAATTGGATTACCAGTGCTATCTAGCATGGATTCCAACAATGTTTGTGCTGCACGATTGATCATAAAGCGAGCGCCTGAACGCATAGCAGTCGGTAAAGCATTTTTTAATTGAACAACTTTTAAATAATCATTGTCACCTTTACCAGTAAAGGCTACGGCTTTTTTAGCTAATGCTCCTTTGTTATCAGGACTTGAAAAATACCAGAATGTTTCTTTACGCAAGTACGCTTTCTTTAGTTCATCTAACACGATAGCTTCAATGTCAAAGTCTGACATATGCGTTAATTTCTTCGTGACTTTAATAATTGCATCAAATTCGATTGGGTTTAAGTAAACATCATCAAATTCAATGTCAGTAAATGGAATTAAATTATTTTCATCACGTTCACTAGTAACTGTATTTGCTTCGGCTTGTTTTACTTGTACTGGGAAACCTTGAGTTCCTTTAGTTTGATGAACACTTGCAAATTTACGCAAAGGATTTTCTTCTTGTAGGTAAGAAATAATCTCTTTACTTAATTCTTGTGGCACCAATACTTTACCGTTGTTAAAACCAACACCAAATGAACGAGCTTGATTAGGTGTAATTCGACCAGCCAAATAGCGTAAGAACGCGCTACGTTGAGTTAATTTTTTCACTTTTTCTTCTCCCCGACTTGAAATACCTTTCCCGATAATATCTAAAACACGGCTGCGTTCTTTATCGTCAGCTGGTTCTAAATCATCTTCTTCAGTGCCTTTTCCGTCTACTTCTTCAACAATTTCATCAGTTGCTGCGCCTAAATCATCTACGACATCGCCTAATTCTGTCACATCTTCTTCAGGCAATTCTGCGATAGCATCGTTGATTTCGTCTAATTCTGCTGTGACTTCCTCCACTTGTGATTCAATATCACTTAATTCATCACGTGTTAAAGTTTCACTTTTTGCACGTTCTTCCATTGAAGCTAATTTTGCTTTTAATTTAGCAGCTCGTTTTTCTAAAATTTTACGCATTTTCATTATTTATATTCTCCAATCGTTTTTAAAATTTTATTTCTTAATTTAATTGTTTCAATGTTTTTTTCTTGGAACTTACTTCTTAATGAAGCTTCAGTATCTTCGTATGCAGGCAAAGGTACAATTGAGACTTCCCACAAATCAACATTGGTAATTCTAATAAGTGGAACATCACCAGAATAGTCCTCTTCTTGTGCAGTTACCCAGAAACCAAAACTACATTGATTAATATCACCACGCGACATTGATTCTTTTAAATCATTCGCAAATGTGGTGTTCGGCAATGTAACCTCAAAATGCAACCCTCTTGAATCTTCTTCAATAATTAATGTATTAGCACTTTTACGGCCTAACACGTAATTCCAATCATGATTGAATAAGCAGCGAACATCTTTGTTTTTTGCTAGTGATTCGGAAAATGCACCAGGTGCAATCTCTTCATCATACCAACCATCTATGTTCGTACGTGAGTTAAAAACAGACGCGTACCCCTCAACTACAGTTGATTCACTGCCATCATCTAGGGAACGCGTCGTCATGTTTTTAATATCAAAACTTCTAATTTCCAACTTATCCAGTTGAATCACCTTCTTCCATTTTAGACTTGTTAAGCTCGGTTAGTTCATCTAGCCCAATCAAATCTTTCGATGCATAGAGCTTGGTTGATTCTTCTGTATTTAATCGTTCGGCACCTAAATCCACGCGTGCATCATCAGGTGTATAAACCATAGTACGAACTAAACCTTGCGTATTTGTGATTTTTTGTGACATTGTTAAATACTTTTTAATATCAATTGTTAAAGAAATACGATTTGTTGATTCTGGTCCAAAATATAGTTCCGTTAAATGTTCACAGACATTCTGAACAATCGGATCAACAACGAATGCTTTTAAATAAATCGCTGCTTTCTCTAAATCAACTTTTAATAATTGATTGTATGCGTCAGGATCAAAACCTAAAAACTTTGCAAGTTCTGGTTTATAGACATTTAAATACGAAAGAATTTTATCGTCTTGAACAGGACTTTCGAATCCTTCGATGGCGTAACCTTTAGACAACGGAATAATGACAGTCTTTCCTTCGTCTGGAATTTCTTCTAGTTGTCCTTGAATGGCATCAAGCATTGCGTTTTGCATTGCGTTTTTTGGTGACAAATGAGTATCTAATTTCAGTAAGTACGCCAACAAGCCGCCTTTTTTATATTTTTCTGTCAAAGCTTTTTCTGCATTCATGACCCCTTCTAAAGTATCTCTAGCTAAATCAATCAGTCCATTGCCATAATTATTCGATAATCCAATATTTTTAATTTGGCGAACTTCATTTTGATAAAGCGTATGGCCGTCATATTTAAATTGTTTGATACCTTCTTCTGATATTTCTGGTGTAATTCCCTTCATGATGTGAAGCTGTTTACCGTCTTTCACCACAAATACTTCTCCTTGTAACAAATAGACATTTACAAGCAAACGTTTGAATTCAAAGTCGGTTAAATAACCATTTGGATGTTTCAAACTCTGCAGTTCTTTGGCTCCCTTAATGTCTTTTCCATCTTCTTTTTCGATTGTCCACGATCCACAAGCAAACATATTGGAAATTGCTAAAAGATAGTGATAAACGTCGCTAGAAGATAAAATATTTTCGTCACCCAAGACAAATTGATTCGCAAGTATTGAACTACCTAATACTTTTTTCTTACTCGACATACGAAATCTTTGATTGAACCATGATCTAATTCCCAAATTCCCACCTCCTTTCAGTTATTTTCTGTTGTAAAGCTGTTTAATATAATCCTCATATTCTTCTTCGCTTCCAACTTCCACCATTAAATCCATTGAATCTTTATGACCAATTAAAAAAGCCACAAAACCATCAATATGTTCTGGTGACTTTCTTTTGCTGGGCGCTTTTTGACTTTGTATATTCGTTACAACTGTTGTATTGTTGGTACAAAAAATAAATAACGGATTGTCAGTTTGAACTCGTCCGTTATCTACTAGTATTTCAAAATCATCTAGCATTTCATTCATTACTGATGGATATTGACCTACTTCGGCCGTATTGAATCCTTCCATTTCAAAACGTTCCACTAACTTTTCAGACATAGCTGGATCATAATTGATTTGAATAATGTCTAATTCGTATTTGTTGTACATGTCAATGACATAGTTATAGACAAGATCATAATCAACAGTACGACCCTCACAAAGCGTTACAAAACCTTGTTCTGCATAATATTGATAAGGAACATTTCTTAATTTTTCTTTTTCTTCAATATTATGCGTTGGTACAAAATACATTTGTTTTATTTTTATAATGCTTTCACCTTCATCATTAAAGGTTGGAATATTAATTGATACGCATGTCAAGTCAGTTGTTCTGGATAAATCAATACCGATAGCGACTTGTTCGCCTGTAATATCTCCTAAATCATCTACCAAGCAATTATCAATTTGTTCTTTATCAAAATAATTTTCGGCATAATTGACAAAAACATTCAAATGCTTTGATAGAAACTCGGCTTTCCTAAATGGATTTCGTAAGGCATCTTTAAATTCCCCACGTAAAAAAGTGATATCAAACGAGACATATAAATTCGGATTGACCATTTCCCAAACTTTTTCATCTTCCCAGTTGTAACCTTTATTTGGTTCATAAATCATAATGAACCAGTCATCGTCATTATCTTCTTCAAGAATATGTTTACTATCTTGATAAATTTGAACACCTAAGGCCCCACTGTTTTTACCAGCAGTAGAACAAACTAAAAATAATGGTTCTGGTTGTGCAGCTTGTCCTGATTTCAAACCATCATATCTCGACGTGTCCTCCCACTCGTGAACTTCATCGGCAACAACAATATAAGTATTTTTACCATCGACTTTTTCACGCTTAGATAACACACGCAAATTGTTTTGATATTTGAAATCATCTTCAAAGAAAGCGTAACTGATAGTCGTTACTTTCTTTTCTTTCCGATAAACACGTGTACCATCAAGTAAATCATTATCGTTTTCAATAACGGTTGCTAAAGGATTGGCAACATTTTGCGCTTGGTCAAAATCAGCGGCTAGGCAGTAAAATTGGGCGCCCTTCACACCTTCTCCATACATTCCATATAAAATTGGCGCGCCTTCCATTAAAGACTTACCGTTTTTCTTTGGCACCTGCAGGTATGATTTACGAATAACACGAACATTTCGTTGCCACTTATCAGACCATTTTTGCCAACCATAAATATTTGAGAAATAAAACTTCTGCCAATCTTCTAATTCGAGCGGTTGCCCCGACCATTCACCAGTTGAATGTTTATAAAATGATTCGGTAAAACTTAGCATCAAATTTGCTTTTTCCAGATCAAAGAAAATATCTTTCCGTTTCTTCCACTTGTTATATCGTTTAACTGCTAAATAGATTGATTTTGGATACCGTTCTTTGTGTCTGCGAACCGATTTGGCAAATTTATCAGCATAATTGACAGTCATATCAATCATGATTGACCACCACGCATCTTTCTAAATTCAACCAAACGATTATTTGTTTGTGGTTCATCTTTTTTAGCTTCTTCTTTTTTCTTAGCATTTTCACTTGCTAAAGGATCAACATAATCAAGGCCACCGCTTTTCATATCAAGGCCTAGTTGGTTTAATAACTTAGTTTTTTTCTCACTCCAAACTTCAACTTGTTGGGCCAAAGGATGCTTAATTTCGTTTCTTGACCCATTTTTGTTTGTGTGAACTTTTGTGGATTTAAAACCACTGTCTTTCCACTCTAAATACTTGATATGATAGACTTCACACGCATCCAGATACATTTCAATCAAAGGGTTCAAAGCAGGCGTGAACTTTCCTAATGATTTTAATATTTCTATGATACGCATTCGCTCAAATTCCTTATGTTGCAAGGCTTCATCAAGGATTTTTTGTTTTTTACTTTTACGTCCAGCCATTTTTACCCCCCTTTCTTTTTTTGAAAATGCTCTGGAGGTGTCTAAAGAGGTCCCCCTACCCTATCCCCATGAAAAAAAATTTAAATTAATTTCAGAGGGGGGCTTAAAAATAATCTGCGGGATTATAATTTTTTTTCATTTCAATTTCTTTTTGCGTTTGTGGACGATATTCAACTTTTGGATGACACGTTGCACAAACCAAACGTAAGTTGTTCATGTCTAATCTTATATTTGGATTCAACCAAATTGGCTTGATATGATCCACTTGACTATCACGACCAAACACAGGTTTATGACAAATTGTACATTTATACTTATCACGAAAGCGGACAGCATCAGCAACGCTTTTCCAGTCATCTGATTTGTAGAATGATTTGTTTTTAGAATAGTAACGTTTGATCACTCGCTTCTTTCGCTTATGCTCGTCGCAGTAGCTACCCTTTTCTAATAGAGTACGGCAACCTTCTTGGCGGCAATACTTAGGCATCTTTCAACACGGTGCGCTTTTCGATAGGATCCCACACCTCAACCCCAAATGGTGTTTGGCGTTCAATTGTTTGTGGTGCTTCATCATTAGTAGATTCGTATTTAATACCTTCATTACTAATTGTTAGGTCACCAACTTTAATAGTCCCTGTTGTAATTTCATTAGCTTCAACAGGTTCTTCAGTTACTTCCACATTGTCAGGTTGCTCAACTTCTTTAACTGCTGGTTTCTTTTTAGCAGTCTTTGTTTCCTGCACTTCTTCTTTCTTTGCTTTTGCCATTTGACATTTCCCCTTTCAAAATGAAAACCCTACTACAATTAAAACAAAAAGGACTGCATATAAATGCAGTCCTAGTGAAAGGTAGTAGCGCCAATTTGTTTGTCCGAACATTCATTGACGATCTATATTATTTAAGTAGCTTATGCCACTTACTGGAACAATAGGACTCGAACCTATACTAACGGTTTTGGAGACCGCTGCTCTACCGATTAAGCTATGCTCCATTAACTCTCGCAAACCTGTAGAAAAAAGAGAGAGGAAATCCACCTCACTTCTTTAGTTTTATAATTTGCAGTTTGCGAGAGAATCTAAATGAGATCACAAGTGACTAAACGAAGAAAGTAGATTTTTTTACTTCCTTGTAATCTCAAATCAAAAAAATAAGTAGGCAATCGTTCCGTTAATGTATTTGTGTAAGTGTGTCGCATTTCTTATTTTTTTGACACTATCATAATAACCCGTTTCAAAGGTATATGAAGTGTAGATAAAGTGTATAAAAGAGGTATAAAAAGTGTAATAAATGGCTACTTAAAAGCAACCAGTTCCAGTGCCGAAGCAAATTGAACAATAATCATATTAGATTCTTGTTTCACTGATTCTTCGCTGATGCAATTCCGTTGCGCTGCTAGATAGATCGGATTGCCGTTGATATAACGGTCATAGAAGATTCTTTTTCTTCGCTCGGTAACATCTGGTTTGTGCGGATGCTGAATCGCAGAATAACCTCTAACAAAAAGCTTATGAAGGTAATCAAACTCTTCTTGGGCTTCTTCTTTCTGGATTAACATTTGCTCGGCTTCGAAAACGTTATTGGCCGTTGATGGTGGAACCAAAGAGAATGAAGCTGTTACTTTTGGTTCCCTCGGCTGGCCAACACGACATCTAGCAGCAAGATAGGCAGATAGGAACACACTGACATTATGTTTTGTTTGTTCCATATCTACGTCCTTTGCATCTGGTGTTTCATATTTCTTTACGTCAAAAAGTACCATCCTTTGATTCCCCCGTTTATGGTATAATATTCGTGTCGAGAATATTACCAACAGCCGGAGGAATCCGGCTTTTTATTTTTCTACTAAATATACTTTTTACAATACGTACTATGAGATAGTATTTTCAAATACATTTACTCATGATATAATCATATTAACTTTCTTGGGGATTTTATTTCTGAAATAAATTTCTCCTTTTCTATGATAACTGGCGGAAAACAGTTATCGATAGTTCCTGTCTCCACCAGAGACACAATGTCAACCTTATTTGTTGGCACTATTAGCACTTTACTTGGGAAAAGTGCTAACTACCACATTAGTCAGCCATTGGTCGGCTGGCTTTTTGTTTGCAAAAAATCGGCTAGTTATTGTAAAAAAGTTGCAATAAGTTAAAACTCCAATGTAATTGGCCTCCCGTATTTTAAAATTCTCCATTCGCCATCTTTTGTATTGGTTTTATTCATATGATTTCTTTCATCACGAGCTATCGTATAATCGAAAAATAAATCGGCTTTCTCTGCTCCATGTAAGTACTCAACATACACTCCATCAACTTGCCTTCCTAAGATAAAAACTTCTGGATAACTCATACGCTGGAACCCCCTAAATATAGCCCTAATCCCAAAATAAACGAGCATGAAAGGAAATAAACAAGGTCACTGCTTGTTATGTCATTGCCATACACGAAATAGCTCACGGTTGCTTTGGCTACAAGAATCATTATTGCAATGCCACTAACTTTATTTATTACTCTTTTCCAGTTGCGTTTCATTTATTCACCATCCACTTTCACAGCAAACAGCCAGTAACGTTCATCAATTGCTTTGATTTCTTGTTCTGTATGTTTCAGTCTTCCGATGCATAACCCTTTATTGCCTTGTGTATATACAGCTCCATCGGTATCAGTCCAAAGATAACAAAACTCTGTGTCACCGATTTTTGGTAAAGCAACATAAAATAGAGGTTCTTCATTTTCATTCCTTAACTCTTCAATTGATATGCATTCTGAGCAATCGATACTATTCATTTTTTTAACTTCTGTATTTATACCAATGAGATTAGCAACTTCCAACGCTTCTTCTTCCTTTTTAAAAACAATAATTTTCTCGTCGCATCTAAAATAATCTGTAACACCTCTGACCGCCCAATACAACTGCTCTTTCTCGACTTCATATCCCTCTAACCACGCACGAGCATACGTCTCTTCATTGTCCTTTATCCAACTATTAACCTTACCGTATTCAGCGCCATATAGGTCCCACGGTTTGAATGAAGCGCTTAGACTATCACCTTTCTTTTTGGCATACTCAATCCATTCCGCAACAAACTTCGGCACCACGACTTTTTTCGGTTCGTCTAGCTGTTTTGCTAAGCTAATTGCTCTTTCGTTGGCATAGTCAGCACCTCTCAAATAATCAAGGCTGTCTGTAGAAACTTCTATGCATTCTAACTCTTCAATCAATTCTTGTTTATTCATCGCTGTTTCCCTCCTATGGATATGCATTTATTGCTTTGCCATAACAAGTAGAATCACATGCTTGATAAGTTAATTGCCACTTATCATTCATATCAATTTTTTTACCGCATTCTACACACCTGACATTCCCATCTTCGCTATATCCGTTTTTAATTAGCCACTTTTTGAATTGCTTATTTTTTTGGCGTTTATTCAACAAGATTCCTCCACTTCGTTAAATCCGCAAACTAATGAGTTCATGTTCCAAATGCCGCCGCCTTCAAGAGCAACTTTTCTTTTGTCTTTCTCAGGAAATTCAAGAATCAACCCATTCACTAATACTGTTTTTACTACTAAAAATTTGTCTGTGTATTGTGGAACTCCTTCACCGATATACTTTACTTTGTCTCCTGGTTGAATACTCATACTCATTCCGATACCTCCTAAAGCAAACCGCTGTCAATCAGCAATACTTCGCCTTTTTCTTCAAGATTTTCTAACTGATTGAAAGCTTCTTCTGCGCCAGTCTTGTCACCCTCTTCTGTATGACTTTTAGCAAGCATTTTGAACGCTTCGTATTTATCAATTGTTTTGATTTCCTCGAAAAACTCTTTTTCGTCCTCTACGTCGCAAACAATATCCTTGTAAAGTTTTAAACATTGTTTTTCATCTTCAGCAGCGATTAATGCAAAATAAGGTTCTTTCATTTCATAAAATTTCATTTATTTTTCCTCCTGTTCCCAAACCCACTGGCTAAATGACTGTAATACTTGAGCTAATTCATCATCATTTAAATCACCATATGCATAAGCTACTTGCTTATACTTCATTTTTCCACCAGTAGTTGATAAAAATCCCATAATTTCGATAACTTCACGTAATCCGTTTAATTTGCATGATTCTTTCAACCAATCCAGCACAACCTGCTGATTTTCGCTGAATTCTGGTTTTGCCATTCTGACTAGCTCTTCCCCGATGTTACATACCGTTCCCCATTCTGGATACGTATCTTCAAATATTGGGTGTGTAAAATTCAAAGCTGTTTCCATAAGAATATTACCCATCTTTTCTAGCTCGCTCATTCTGTTCCCTCCAATAATTCTGGATTTTCGTAGACATTTCCGATGACTTCTTTATTTTCATATCCAGAATATTTGATAGTTTCTGAGTAATAAAAGCCGTCATTAAAACAAAATCTGCAGTCTTCATAAACAACTTTATCGATTTGTTCAAATCGTTCACCAGTCCCATAATTATTCACCGTGACCTTAACAATATCTCCCTCAAAAATTTCAACGCCGTTCAGGTCTTTCAAACCTGTTGATTGCATGAGGACTAAATTTCGTACATGATATGATTTCAATTCGGAAGGTGTCTTCCAATATTCGATACTGTTGACCTTACCACCTTTAGTAAAATGTAAGACAGCTACATCTCTCATTGTGTTTTCTCGCTTATCCCACGCTCTAAATTTTGGAATCATTTTGTTCACTCACTTTCTAATCTACTGGCAATATCAGCAATGACTGGCACTGTTACACTGTTTCCTGCTTGCTTATATAATTGACTATCGCTGTTTACTTCTTTTGCTTTATCAAACGCCCAGTCAGGAAATCCTTGAAGCCTCCAACATTCACGAGGTGTTAGTTTGCGAATTCTAAAATTATTAGTTACAACGGCTTGTTCTTCACCTGTTAATAAAGTGTTAGCAATCCCCTTGCCTACTCTCCCTCTTCTTGTGTTTGAATTAGGATGGCTAATATTTGCAGAATCGCCTGGTAAGGCTTCGGCATATCCTTTTGAGGTTGCTTCCTTAACCATTATTCCGTGTCGGTCTTGAGCGGTTAATGTAAACATTTCTTCACCATCATCTTTAAACCGTCTTCCATTTTGTCGTTTTTCTACTCGATCAGGAGTTAAGACAGGTATTGCAATTTTTGCCCCTTCTCCTTTATTTGTTGTTAGAGTAGGTGCTAAACCATCGCTTGAATAAACTTGACCGTTCATTCCTGAGCCGCTAGGATTCACATTTCCTACCACTGCAATCTTTGGCTCTCTATCTCCACCTTGCATAGTATTTAAACAAGGGCTAATACCATTAACATCGTAAAATCTGTTAGTACTATCGAAGTTAAGCAATTCCCTAGTCTTTTTTGAATTGTTGATAGGTTTTATATTGTTTTTAGCAGTTGTTCCGTTTTTTCTCTCGAAAGGAAATACTTTTCTGGTACATTTTCCTCTAAGATGTCCAATAATGAATACTCGCTCCCTGTTCTGTGGTACGTAGTCTTTAGAGTTAAGCACTTGCCATTCCACATCATACCCGAGTTCATCCAAGGCTCTGAGGATTGTCTCGAACGTAGCCCCTCCTTCGTGGTTAAGCAATCCTTTGACGTTCTCAAGGAATAAATAGCGTGGTCTGAGAATAGATGCGAACCTTGCAATTTCAAAGAAGAGAGTTCCTCGAGTATCTTCGAAACCTTTTCGTTTTCCTGCAATCGAGAAAGCTTGGCACGGAAATCCTCCACAGATAACGTCAACACTTCCGATTCCCCAAATAAATTCATCTGATATTGTTGTGATGTCATGCATTTCCACCTCTCCTGTTGTGTCATGGATTGCTTTATAGCTAGTTCGTGCGAACTTATCTATTTCACAAAAACCTATGCATTCATGACCGGCTGATTCCATCCCTAAACGGAAACCGCCAATGCCTGCAAATAAATCTAAAAATTTCATATTTCAAAGGAGTAAAGAATTCTTTGTGGTCGACCAAACCTCCACTCCCTTCTACAAATTCACTGACTCTTTTTTATAACCAGCATCAATCAAAATACTTTCAATTACATAAAGGTCTGTTTTCTGCTTTAAACTAGCCTTAAATTTCTTCGCAATATTTCTAGCTTTGTCTAAAGAAACGACTTCATATGTTTTAGCCAGAGCATCCGCAATGATAGCGGATGTTGGCGTATAATAAATCTCAAGCAAAATGAACACTCACTTTCTACGAGATTATTCTTCGATTTCTTCTTCATCATCTTCAACTGTCTTTTCAGGGAAAATGATGTTCTCTTTGTTTTTGCTCCAAGAATCAGCAAATGGCGCAAAATGTTGGCGTGCGATTTCTACTTGATTGATTAGATTATCAACTGAAACATCATGATCAGCCGCAATTTCTTCTAGCGCTTCCCCTTCATCGATTCGATGCAACACGCCACGAACGTTGATTGTTACTGATTCTGGCCATTCGATTGTTGTTGCCTTCTTGATGAATTCGTCAATGGTTTCTTTCGATACTTGCACAGCAACTTCTTCGACTTCTTGCACATCATCGCCCATTTCTAAAGAAGTTTGTTCTTCTTTTAGAACTTCAACTGTTCCGTCGTTATTTACAACGTATTCGACATTCGGCTTATTGGTCTGCTTGTTAACTGGTACCTTGTATTCTACTGTTTCTGGCTCAATGGTCGTTGATACTGTTTTGCCTAAAAATTCGTTTAAACTTTCATATTTTCCTTTTAATGGAGCGTTGCTAACCACTAATAGCACTTCGATATTTCCGTTTGATTTAGATGTCACTTTTTTCACTTCTGGTCTGAAATTTACTTGTTTTGTCATTTTATTTTCCTACTTTCGTTTAATAATTAGTTGCATCTTTCCATTCGTAATCGAAATTATCGGTTATGAATGGTCTTTTTTCGTTTAAAGGCTTAGTTACACCTTGTGTGATCACTTTAAAATCTCTAGCACGAACAACAATCGCTTCAACTGGATGACCATATCTAAGGGCAAATAGACGAAAACGAAGCTTAACGGATTGGTCAATACCATACACGCCAAAAGAGTTTTTAATATCAATGACATGTCTCCAACTCCCATCTAAGTTTTTTATGATGAAATCAGGTGAGTAAGCTATCGCCGAAATTTTACCTATACCATCCGCAGTTGGTGTAAGTTCGGTTAGTTTAAAACGCGGATGAACTTCAAAAGGTAACCCACAATTTTTGACAAACTTTGTATAAAAGTTAGCTTCCTTCTGGCTATCAAATGTGTAACCATCAATCGTGACTTTGTTTCCTCGTTTATTCAGGGCTGTTGGGGATTGCATTGTTTTAACTCCCTTTCTTTGGTAGCAGTTTCCGCTCGAACTGCTTTTCCATCTTTGTTGCATTCAGGACAAGGAATAGGTGTTGCATAATTAAATCTGTCTTTTCCCCAAATAACACGCTGATCTTGACATCTAACACACTTCATTCTCATTTAGCCCCTTTCATCCAAGCTTGGTTATCTTTTGTTGCTTTTTCAATTGGTTCCTTTTTTAAATCTACTTTGGTAGATTTTGCTGTATACCTATTCGGTTTTTCTGGCATTATGATGGCTTCCTTTACCTCTGAAACAGTTCCGCCAGATACGATTGTTGCAATAGCTGCTGTCTCTTTTTGCTCAAATAGCACAGCATCTTTTAAATTAGCTACTGGCCAACCATCTTTACCAAGATAGGCTGAAATTTTTACTACATACGGCATTGAATGATTCCCCTTTCTATCGATTTGTTTTTAAGGCTTTAAAATGCGTTTTAAGCCTTTTTTCTTTCTTTACATCTATTTATATTCGCTTGATTGTAAAACTGTTCTACGCTGAATATATTCGCTAAAAATAACATTTCAGATGCCTGCTACTCGTTTGTCTGATGTCCCTTCAATTTTCATCACAAAACCTTGTGAATTACTCATGATGCGAGAAAGGATTCTCTCCCCATAAGCTTGGCTCATTTCTTTACCTGTTAAGTTCGTAGTAAAAACAGTTGCTTTATTCTGCCGAGCTTCTACAATGCGATTTAAGGTGTCGTTATTAAAGTTGGTACTATCATTCCCTTTAACGCCTAACTCGGCCCCTAAGTCGTCTAAAACAACTAAATCAGCGCTTTTTATCTCTGCCATTAAGGTTCCTGTTATTGTCTTTCTGGCTTGTTCATCTTTCATCGCAAATTTTAGCTGTTCTAAGAGTTCCGCATAGCTAATAAATAGGCAGCGTTTATCATAGTTTGATGTCTCCAACACTTCCCAAGCCGTTGACATAGCTAAATGACTTTTACCAACACCGCTTTTGCCTGAAAGGATCATATGAATTGGTTTATTCAAAAGAATTTCAGTTGTAGCTCGTTTGGCAATTTCAAAAGCAAGCTTAGTTTCTGTGTCTACTGTTTTGTAAGTTTTAAAACGACAATTAATTAAATTTTTGTCGGTATAAAGCGAGCTATATTTCAGGTAATTAATCGCTCTAGCTTTCAAACTATCGTTAAACATTTTCTCTGTTTCGAGGTCTTCTGCTTTTTTGCGTGCTTTATAGCCACATTCCATACAAGTTGGCGGACATCTATCGGACCCATCTTTATTTTTGGCACGCCACGCATAAAGATTTCCTCCGCACTCTGGACATGGATCAGGTGTGATATAAAGCAACGTTTTAATCATTTTTGAAAATCCATCTGATGCTGACTGCATTCTTTCACTTCCTAAAATCCAAGATCATCGTAATCCGAATGACCTGTGTTTGATTTCTGTTGCTTGGTTGTAGTACGTTCTCTTTTTACGACTAATGCTTTTACATCATCTAAAGTTTTAACGCCTTCTTGTTCCCAATTTCTCAAAATACTTTCAGTGTATTTGAAATTTCTAGCATTTGATTTTGCGGAAATTTTTAAAGCTTCACTTACTAATTCAGTTGATAAATCATTACACCAGTACTCTAAATTTTGAGTAGTGACCGAATTTAGCATTCCAAAAATTGATTGATAAAGTTGAAAAACTGACTGCTGCTCTTCTACTACTACAACATTCTTTTCATTCTTATCATTCTTTTCATTCTTGTATGTGGACAACTGTTGGACACTTGTTGGACGGTTGTTGGACACTTGTTGGTCATTGACTTGATAGTCATCCCAATTATTTATTGTTATAACGCTGTATTTCGGGGTTGATGAGATGGACAACATTTGCTCGTTTTCAAATTTTTTTAACCATCTCCATAACGTACGCCCGACAATCTGTTGGTCACGTGGAACACCTTCATTGAACTCTTTCTCAATAACGGCGCGCCCTGTGACGAATTGACCGCTGGACACGGCTATCTCTTGACCATTAAAAATAAATCTACTTTCTTTATGGCTCGCCTTCATTAAACATAAAGACCAAAGTTTAAACATATTAGCGTTGGTCCAAACGAATGAATTGGTCACTTTTCGATACAATTTTATATATCCAGTATTCATTCGTTATGCACCTCCTATAAATCGTCCATACTGGTAAAATTTGTAATTTTGTTGTGTCCTCTACAATATTCACAAATTCCACAACTAACTGGTGCTTCCTCACCATTTTTAACTCGCACAACATGATCGATGTTTTCTTTTAATTCTTCTAATTCGTAAATCATTTTTTCTTCGCTAAGAGTGATTAGTTTTGCTTCACTAGGCTTTTGTTTCGAAACTGCTGCAATGAGAGGAAGAAAATTTTTGTCATATTGTTGGCGAAGCAGTTCACAATAAACTGCCATTTGTAACACGTAACCGAAGCGTTCAATGAAGTTTGCTTTTCTGTTTAAACGTTCATCCCATTTCTTCTCATGCATATCTTTGGTTGTTTTGATGTCTACAAAATACTTTTCTTCTAAATTTAAACAATCGATTTTCCCTTTCCACATTGCACCGCCAATTTCACCTGTGACGATCACTTCTTTTTCGCCTTGATAAATATTTAAAAAGGCTTCTTCTTGTTTTAATCTTTCAATCATCTGCTCCGCAATTTGGAAATCTTTCAGTAGACCAAACGGTTTTCTTGAAGAAAACATCTTGCTTTTGTTTTCTTCTTTGAATGCTTCATGAATTTCTGGTGATTCAAAGTAAGAATGAACATAATTACCAACTAGCAATGCTTTTGGATCACTCTCTGGTGTCCATTCACCTTTTAACTTGGCAAGAGCTGCAGTTTCACATTCAAGAAATTTTTTATATTGAGAGACAGACATATAAGCTAGGTCCGCTTCTTGTGAATAATAATTTTCATCAGAAAGGATAATCGTCTTCTTCAATCGTTGAGACATCAGCTTCACTCTCTTTCTGATTGGTTTCATAACCAGCCATCACATCTAAAGTTTCTTGAACTGGTTCTTCTAAAATTTGATCCGCCACTTTCGTTAAATCATCTTTTTCAACTGGTTTGGCTTGTTCAATGTCGTTTTCTTGCTCAATAACTTTTTTATTGTTGGTAAATATTTTTTCTTCGAGTACCGCTGTTTGTTCTTCTCGCTCTGGTGTCACATCTTTTCGTTCAAATTCATTTTCGAGTGTGTCTTTAGCAGCTTGTACAAATAAATCATTATCGTTACTGGTGTTAATTAAATATTTAGCAGCTCGATTGATGACAGTTCTTTTTGCCATTTCTTCTGGAAAATCATTCTGAACATTTTTTGTTTTTGCTTTGCTCCATGACTTATCAATTTGTTTCTTCGTCATGACGGTTGTTACTTCTTTACCATTTGCTAGCTTAATAACCACATAAGCAGCCTTAATGTCGTTGTCTAGGTTTTCGAAGGACGTTTCATGTTTAGCAACAACTAAGTCGGGACCATCCATAGCAATTTCAAATACATCGCCTTCTCTTACTACAACAGGCGTTATATCTGCCCCTCCAGTTACTCGATCTAATACAGCCATGGTTCCAAAATATGAGCGCATAAGCTGAACTTTATTTCCATATTTGATGAAATAACATTGTTTTTTAGCTGGCGATAATCCTTGGATGACCATATCAAGCAAAGCGTTAGAAATAGATGTTTTAGTTTCTGGATTGTTAGCTGCCAACTGAAGAAGGTTTCCTCCTGAATTGTTGGTTAGTTCAAAGAAAGCACTTTTCAATGCATTCTGTGGACTATAACCTGGTGGCATTTCTAATCCCTGCTCTTGCAATCTATTTAAATTTCCGATGACTTGTTCATCTAAAGATCGTTGTGTCATTTGTGTTAAATCGTTACTCATATTTATGTTCCTTTCTTGGTATAATATTTTTAAGTGAGGTGATATTTATATGAAATTTATCTATTCAGATGAAGCTAAATGCTGCGCTAAAAGTATCATGGCAAATGCTTCGGCGATAAGGTTTCATTTCAGCGTAAAGCATGAAGCCCTTAGCAGAAACGAACTCAATGCGCATTTAAAATTACTCCGATTAGAAGCAGAGAAAGCAGACATTTTGATTGTTTTTGGTGAGAACAATTATTTCTTGAGTTTTGTAAATAAATTACGAAACTTTTTCTCCGCTATAGAGAAAGAACAAAACAGTTCCACATATACAGGAGCCGTTGATGCTGCCTATGACATTTTAAAAGAGCATTATGCATACATCTAAAATTTACAACAAACTTTGCTATGGATTGATTTCTTGATTCATAGCTTCTTTTTCTATTTCTTTGTACGTCCATAATAAAGTCGCACTTAGTAATCTAA